GGATTAGCAAAATTAGGATTAATTGCATTATCCTTTGCTTTAAGACTTGGTGCACTACCTCCAGGTTTTAGACCAAGTCTAGAGTTATCTAATTTGTCAATTACATCTTCAGGCTTAGTATTGGTTACCTTCGGTAATTTAGTAATTACGTCTGTAATATTAGGTACTGTTTTTTTATCAGTACCAGTGGGTGCTGGTTTATGAACATTATCATCTGTCGCACCCAATGTCTGAGGTGCTGTTGGTTCCTTAGTAGGGTTGTAAAGTCCTACACCTATACCAGTGCCTAAAATACCAGTACCTAGTGCGGCACCAGTTTTTAAATCACTACCTTTTTTTGCATCCTTTGTAGCATTAAATTCTGCTGATGCATCTTTAAATGATTTACCTCCTAATGAGGCTGCAGGAGCATTGTCTGTCTCTGCTTTTTCTGCTGCCGCATCTGCTGCCGCTTTTTCTGCTCTATAAGCTTGTGCTTCTTTACTTCCACTTGGACCTACATTTTTATTAGCAATCTTACTTAATGTATCACCCGGTTTAACTATATGTGTTTCACCGTTTGGTAGTTCAATTTTTTGTCCTGGATAAATTTTGTTAGGATTTTTAATTTGTGGATTTTGTTGAGCTAACGCATTGGTTTCTTTATCTAACCCGGGTCTATAATCACCCACAGTATCAGTTGCGGCAGCTTGTTGTCTTGCTTTTCCAGGACGAGGTTCTTTAACAGCAGGAGTTTTGGGTGTAGCAACCAATGGTCTACCTACTTCATCATATCCCGCTTGTCCGCCTTTGAATTGTGTAGCTTTTCTAGCTTCAACTCCACCGCGTGTCACTCTATCCATTGTATTATCTACGGGTTTAGTTAGTGGTTTACTTGTATCAGCCTTTTGTGTAGTTGTAGTTGTTGCATTTTGTGCGTCACGTGCATTAGCCTGTGCTCGTAAACGTTCGGCTCTAGAAACATTTTGTACTGTTCCACCGGCAGCTTTTTCGCCTGCTTTGGCATCTCTAGCGACTTTAGTGAACTCTTGTGAAACACCTTCATAAATGTCTGTAATTTTCATTTTTCAATTCCCGTATTTTAATAAATTCTTTATTCTATTTAACTCACTAGAAGAATTTTCTCTGAGTTCTTTGGCGTATACATTATCTGGATCCATTGCACCAACTGCTCTGGCTGCTGCCTTGTCACCTGCTATTCCACCAACTAAGCCGGCGCCTGTATCTACAACTTTTGCAGTGCCTCTTCCTACGCTAGTACTATTAACAGCTTTTGTTGCCTTAGGCATAGTCTTAGACAATCCCTTAGTAACTAAATTAGCACCTTTCATGCCTGCATTAAACGCACTGAATGGTACAAAATAAGAACCTATTTCGCCCATTTTAGATGCTACAGGATTACGTTCTTCTGCATCAGCAGACATTCGTTGCTGGTTGCTATATTCCTTACCTGTTTTCCATTCATCTTTGGCATTTTTCCAAGCACTTTTTAAATCATTCCCTTTAATTGCCGCATCACCTACGCCGGCTAGTTTATCAGCATAACCAAATGTAAGTGCATTAGTTCCTGCTCTTGCTGCATTATCGGCAAACTTACCAACATTTTTAGTTGCTTGCCATGGATTATTTACGGCAAATTCAGCTCCGGATGCAACAGCATTGCCTGCGTCCTTATACGTCTGCGGATCAACAGCAGCCTCAGCTCCTTTTTTAGCTAAAGTACCAAGACCAGTAACTGTATCTTTAACCCCAGTACCTACACTGCTAACAAAATCACCTGCGTCTTGCATGAAGGAACTTGACTGATTAGCATCTGTGCTACCGCCGCGACCTTCATTGACGATGATTTCTTTTATGTTCATTTTCTTTTATCTAACTTATCTTCAATGCGACTTAATTGTTTTTGTAATTCAGCAACTCTTACAGACATGTCATCCATCTTAGTATTAGATATCTCAACTTTTTTATCTATAGTTGACATATTAGTATTGACTGTAAGGTATCCTGTACCACCTAGACTACATGCACCTATTACTATCCAAGTTAGTTGGCTTGTATTAAAATCAATCATTTATGTGCTCCAGTTGATGGCTTTGGTGGTCTTTTCATATTAGACATTGGGCTCTTTGTTTGAATACCATCTTTGGATGTATTCTTGATTGTTGCTGTTTTCTGTCCAGCAAAAGGAATATCAATACTTGGTTTCTTAGGAAGTACTTTATCTAAGTATTGATTTGCATATTCTTTGCTTGCTTCTTTGCCGTTATCTTCTAGTTCTGGTGTGTCTAGTAAGGCTTTGTCATCTTTCATTTGATTTGCGTACTTGTCATTTTCTGCATTGATACTATCATCATAGTCTGTAGTCATAACTCTAATTGTATTGATATTTTTACCTAGTAATTGAGCAATCTGTTGAATCTGTGGCTCAGTTGCAGGATATTTAAATTCAGCTTTGATGATATGTACTGCTTGATTTGTTAAATCAGGGAATCCTGATGGAGACTTAACAATAGGAGTAGACTTTGGATCGCTGACTGATACTGGGTCAAATTTGTTCAAGTTATACTTGAACATATCGACAAAGTTTTTGTCTACGTCACCGGCAATTTTGATAGTGTAACGGTATGTACGTACACTTTCAGTTAGATAAGAACGAAGGCTTTTCATATATTTTTTCCCTATATAATATTTATCTTTATTACGTTTTTTTATTATTAGCTAGTATAGACTTAAGCAGTTCATTACGGTCTACTAAGTTACCTTCTCCTAAAGGAGTAGACTCAATTTCTTCAGTTTTGCTGGCTATTTTGTGGTCTAATTGTGCTTTCTTTAATTGTAAATCAAGCATTTTTAGCTTTTTATTAATCTTTGCAGTCTTTGCTGTGATGGCATGTCCGAGCATACTACTTGCACTATTGAATATCTCGGCTGCAAAACGGCTATCTACCTGCATACCTAAATCCATTAAGTCTTTATAGCTGTCTGTAGCTGTTTTAGCTAACTCATCCATCTCAGTATCACTAGCTTCTAATCCACGTACTTGCGGCAATGCATTCTCAATCTTGGATAATGTATCATATGCCTCAGTGGTTATAATATCCATTTCGGCATTCTGTATCAATTCCTCATTCACAGAGGAATTGTCTTCTTCTAATTCAAATAATTCAGTTAGTTTTTTGGTCATACTGCTTCCATATAGCAGTATTTATTACTTGTTTTTGCCGTTGTAAAACAAGTCGTTTTCTGTAACTACACGGAAACTAAACCCCTGTGCTTTGCAGTATGCATTGGCTGCTTGCCACTTAGCATGATTGATTGCAACTACCATTTTATCTCTTGCACTTGCTACTTTGCTTTCAATAAGACTTTGCTTTTTGGGTTTTATTTCAACTACCTCTGCAATTGTTTTACCGTGTTTGTTTTGATATACAATAAAAAAGTCAGGAATGTATGTTGTTACTTTACCTGTAAATGGATGACGATATGGTATTCTGATTGACTCACTTGCCCATTTAAGTACACTTTTGTTATTATCACAGAACATCATGAATGTCATTTCCCAACCTGATCTGAATCTAGGTTTACCGTTCCCTATGTATTTTTCAGGATTTTGTACTTCAAAAATACCTTGGGCAAATTTAGACATTATATTACAATGTTACGTTGTACCGTTTGATTAGGAGGGGGCACCTGACTAATTCCATATAATGTGGCATTAGATTTCATTGTATTTAAGTAATAAGCCATTTCACCAGTTACTTGAAATGTGGGTTTACCTTTAAAATTTTCTAAAAGTTCAATAACTGATATGTTTGTTACCGCAGAAATTCTAAACAGGTATAATGTAAAATTACTTGCAATGGTAGTAGAATCAAAGATTGATCGGAAATAGCTGTAAACAACATCATATTCTGACCCGTTGATTTTTAATGAATCATTATATAATTGGTCAAAAGTTTTAACAGTATTTTTTGTGTTATCTACGGTAGTATACATAATATTTTATGTTCAATTAGAATTTGTTGTTTTCTTTCCTGTAGGAAAGATTGATTTTGCGGCACTAAATGCCGCTTGAGTTGCTACGGGAGCTACTGTACTCCTAATATCATTTGTAAGGGCATTAACTATTCCAGATGAGTTTTTAAATGTATTAGCAGCCTGTCCTGCTTTCTTTAATGCTCCTAAATAATTACCATTTGCAATATCGTCACCAATAGAATCTACTGTGTCAAGCAAACCACCGGCACCTAGTACTGAATTTGAAACTCCTGACTTAAGTGGACTAGGTGTAGTATCATATCCACCACCGACAATAAAATCATCAGTGATTGCATTATCTTTGCCTCCACTGGAAGTCAATGACTTGGCATCAAGTTTTCCCTCATAATACTTTACAGATTCGTAGGCAACCGTCATTGTATTTGTCATTGTTCCGCCACCTTGGGAATAATCGTAGTTATCGTGTTTAAAACTCGTAATTATAGGGTTTACTAATTGATAACAAACAAAACTGCTTTGATTAAATCCATATATATTGATTACGTTGAAGAATTCTTGCTTAAACCCGTCACCATTTTCACTACGACTACCATCATATCCCCAGTCTATATTATCAGAGGACATAACGTCATATATATTGCGTTGTTGATTATATCTTATACCGTGTTGACTTGTTTTTATTTTTCCTGTATCGGTAAAATTACTAGGGTCTCTATAGTTATAGGAGTAGTAATTAAACCAAAGATTTCTGACAGTGTTTGCATTGTCATCATGAAATGTTATATTGATATCGTTGTATTTGATTTTAGTTTGAACTACACGTTTGCGATTGTACTGATTCATCACATGAGTGTCAAAACCAAAACTAGGTAAATCAACTGTTTTAACTGTTAATCCATAAGGAATATTGATTGCATTCAGTGTTGGAAGTATGTCAAAGTATACATGGAATAGATACTTAAACTTAGGGCTGTTGGCATAAGCATTTGGTCTGAACGCAGTTGAAGCATGTTGATAATCACGTAGATAATCATTACTAAAAAATCCCTTGGCGATTCCTTGTATGAAGCCACCAGGGGATTGTCCTAATACCGTTTCAAAAAGCGTAGCCATTTAGTTTGATTAATTATTAAGAACCAAATCCAGTAACTGATGTTCCAACGCCTCTACCAACTTGAATACCGACGCCAGATGAATCAACCGGAGTTTGAACTGCATTATCATAACGAACTGTTAATGCGATTGTTACTGCTTCGTTTGTTCCATAGTTTAATGTATTGTAGTTAACTGTTTGTAAGAAACATCCATATAATTCCCATGTTTCTAATACACCAGGAGCACTTGCACCGTTGTTACCATCAAGCACTTGATAACGAACTGTAAACTTATAGTCTTGTCCGCTTCCTGCACTTGCTTGATTAACAAAGTCCATTTGTTTCTGTAATTGTTCACCAACTAGTTTAGCAACGTTGCCTTGGGCATCATCACGTAAATTGATAGTAGTATTTTGCCAGGCATGTTTACCAGCCAAATACAATGTTGAGTTGTAAATTAGAATTGTAATTTCTGTGAACTGAACTTGTGGTCTAGCAACA